TGTTAAAGCACTATCAGGTGTAGGAGATAATCTTAAAAGCATGGTAGATTCAGTATTAATGATGGCTAATCGGGAAATTCCTACTTTCACATTAATTAATGGAGGAACTAAAGATGCTAAACTTGTACCAGGAAATCCTAGAAAAATAACAGACCCACAATTATTTGCAGCAGCTGATACGATAATGAAAATACTTAAAGTTATTGCTAATGGATTCTACGATATCGGTAAGGCAGAATCTGATTCTTCTTCTTTCTGGGGAGATGGATATATCACAAAAGGTATAAAAGCTTTATCTGGAGTTGGTGATATCGTTGCAAAAGTTACAGATTCAGTTATAAAAATTGCAACAGGAACTATTACTCCTATGGTTGCTTCTGGTAGTGGAACCGATACTAAATTAGTACCTGGAACCCCAATTAAAATAACCGATGCGATGTTAAAATCAGCTGCTAAGACGATCAATTCAATTATGATGATTATTGGAGCTGGTATTTATAATGTAGGTGTATTTTATAAAAAATATCAAGATCCAATTGACCAAGCTATAGATGTTTTACCTAATATGTCGAAATCTATTTCTAAATTGGCAGAAGGAGTAGTTTCTTTCGCTGAATTAAAAGACATAGACAAATCAACAACAAATTTTAAATCATTTACTGGAGCAGTATTTTCTATATTCGATCCAGCAATGAATAAAGGATTACCTCAGAAGTTAGAGTACATGGACAAATTTACAGCAAACATTGTAACGATGGCTGCTCCTAAAAATCAATTGGATAAAGTAGCAACTAACTTTGATAAAATTCAAAAATCGATGAAATTATTTCAGGGTCATGTTAATGGAATGGATTTAGTAAAACTTACTGCGACAGATTCCATGATGAAATCATTAGCTATTATGTCTAAATCTCCAGAAGTTGTAGGAGAGAAAATTGCTGAGTCTATTGAAAAGGCATTTAAAGACTTATTAGAAGGTATCAAAAAAATTAACGACAGTAGCACTGCTGCTGCTGCAGCAGCTCCGATCGGTGAAGCAGGAACACCTCCAGCAGGACCTAAAAAACCTGGAGCACCTGCCGGAAAACCTACACCTGGAGCACCTGCCGGAAAACCCGGTGCTTCTATATCTGCAAGAGACATTCAATCTGCTATGGTAAGTGCATTAAACTCAGTTACTATTAATACACGAGTAGTAAAATACTAAAAAATAAAATAATTTATGAGTACCCGTAGAAAGAGATTGAGCGAAGAGGAAGAACAACAAGTTCTAGAATCTATTATGACTGCACCAACAAACGGCACACTTACTAAAGTGAAAGTCGAATTAAAGGCTAAAAACCCAAATCAAAAACTATTTGCTTCATTTATTGAGGATAAAGAAATAGTAATTTGTTCAGGTCCTGCCGGAACTGGTAAAACTTATGTTGCTTGCGCTCAAGCTCTTAAGCTATTTAAAAACGATCAACGATACAAAAAGATTTATATCGTTAAATCTGTTACTACACTAAAAGACGAAGAGATTGGATTTTTAAAAGGAACTCTTGATGAAAAGATGGAGCCTTATATTTATTCTTTCATTCATAACTTTGAAAAAATTGTTGGTCGTTCAATAACTAAAACTCTTAGAGATAATGGTTCAATAGAAGTGATGCCAATAGCATTCCTTAGAGGAATCAATTTCGATGATTGTATAGTATTAATAGACGAATGTCAAAATATCACTCATGATAACATGCGTACCATTATGACTCGTATAGGTACTAATTGTAAGATGATTTTCTTAGGAGACACTGGTCAAATTGACCTTAAGATGAAGAAAAATTCATCACTACCTATGATAATGGAGAAATTTTCTAAAATTGACGAATTTGGATGTATTGCACTTTCCGATGAAGATATTGTTAGAAATCCATTAATCAAAAAAATTGAACAAGTTTTCAACGAATTACAATCTTAGGAAACTAATTTATTAATCTCTCATATAATAAACTATGAAGATATTCTTTACAAGCGACTGTTACTTTGGTCGCAAACTTACTGCAATAGAAAGAGAATTCGAAGATGAAGATGTCATGATGGACTCTTATGTTCAGAATTGGAATTCTCGTGTAGGTAAAAACGATGTCGTCTATCATTTAGGAAATTTCAGTTGGGATCCACTCTCTGGAGAAGCTGCTATGTCTTTACTTAATGGAAAACTTACATTTATTGGTGGTCAATATGATTCTCATTTACCGGAAATGTCACTAATCAAATTAGGGAAACATCAAGTTCTTTATGGAGCAATTGCAGTACTTCCAGAACAAAACATTGTAATATCTCATTGGCCTTTACATGATTGGCCAGGAAAAGAAGAAGGTGCAATTCATGTACATGGTGGAAAACTTCCTATGGATTTAGATGAAAAAAGATTTAATGCCAATATCCATAATTGGAATGGTTCGCCTATAGAATTTGAATTTTTTAAAGAATTAATAGACTCACAAACACCATAATTAAAGATTAACCGGCGAGACTTCTTAGAGGTCTCCATTTTAGGACCGGTATAGTTACGGCTATAAAGAAAACCAGGAATTCGCTACTCCTGGTTTTTGTTGCCTTCAAAAAAATGTTAATAACTTCCTTCTTTAAAATTTCTAATTATCACTTAATTTTGTTATATTTGTCTTATAAATTAAAATTTAATGAAAACCACAATCACTCAAACTAAATCTCTCTTTTTGCTCCGAGGTTTACCAGGATCTGGTAAATCTACATTAGCTAAACAATTAATTGGTGATAAAGATTATTGCCATAAGGAAGCTGATATGTATTTTGTTAATGCAAAAGGAAATTACAAATTCGATCCTTTGTTATTAAAAGATGCACATGCTTGGTGTCACCAAGAAGTTGAATTTCTAATGAAGTATGAACACACAATAGCAGTATCAAATACATTTACTCAAGAATGGGAAATGCAACCTTACTATGAATTAGCAGAAAAATATGGGTATATCGTGTTCTCTATCATTGTCGAAAATCGACATTGTGGTGTTAACGTTCACAATGTTCCAGAAGAAGCTTTGCAACGAATGGAAGGCAGATTTGTGACTAAGCTAAGATAGTTGTTAATAACTAATCATTAATAAAGTTTCATTTCAAAGAAACTTTTATTATATTTGTACTATAAATAAAAACAAAAATAAAGATAAACATGGCGAAAGTAAAAGCAGATTCATTAAAAGATTTAGGATTCAAATTCAAAACCACTCGTTCAGAGAAAGCATTCAAAGAATTGTACGATAGAATTCGTCCAGGACTTTACAATTACATCTACAGTATTGTAAAAAATACTGATGACGTAGAAAACCTTGTGTCTGAAGTAATGACCGTTGCTTACAATAAAATCGACACATACGATCCAAAATGGCATATTTCTACTTGGATCTATCGAATTGCATACACCCACTCTTGTATGGAATTACGAAATCGAAAAAAGCGAAAGATAACTTTTATGACGGATGTTGAAAACTCCGAAAACAAAAACTTACTTTCTAAAATCGAATTCGATTCAATTGACGGTTATGTTGATGATTTAGTTGCAATCGAAGATAAACGAGAACATGAAGATAATTTAACTCGTTTACGAGCTTTATTCAGCACACTTCCGGAAGATTATCGAGTTGTAATCGAAGAAAAAATCTTCAATGATTTAAAATACGAAGAAATTGCAGAAAAACTTGCAATACCACTTCATACTGTTAAGAACCGTATTTCTCGCGGAAAACGTATTCTTAAAGAACAATACGAAATGTAATATTTTTAATTAGATGCACTAAGGACTCTCTCATTAAATTGATTGAGTCCTTTTTGTGTTGATATCATATAATAGTTAATAGAATATTGTAACGGATATATAAAAGAAAATCAACCCAAAATGAAAAAAGATTCACTACCTACATTTAAAAAATTCAGCAAAGAATTCGAACTTAAAAAAGTAGATGAAGCATCTGGGAAAGCTTCTAAGAAATTACAGAAAGCTACTGAAGATTATCATGATGCTCAGTTAAAATTACAACAATTACAAAATGAATTTGTCAAAACAGCAAAAGAAGATCAGAATAAAAGAGAAGAGCTTAAAAATCTGATCATAACACAAAACAGAATCGTTAAACAAAAAGAATCTATCTTCTCGAAAGCTTTAGGTGATGAAGATATAGAAGATTTTGAACTTGATTAGCAAATTAATCAGTAAGAGATATATAAAATAAAACAATATTATGTCTTATTTTTATATTTATAAAATGACTCATCCTGAAACAGGAGAATTTTATATCGGTAGAAGAACTTCTAATAAGAAACCTTCAGAAGATATATCATATCGAGGATCTTCAATTACGTGGTATAAAAACCTAAACAAAGTTATCATAAATGAAATATTAATTAAAGAAATATTAGTTGAAAACCTTGAATCTCAGGAAGAACTAAATGAAATCGAGATTAAATGGATTTCAGAAAATATTAAGAATCCTTTATGTATGAATGCTCATATTCCTAATGTAGGATTTTATACTTCTGGACCTATGAGTGAACATTCAAAGAAAAAGATGTCTATTGCTTCAAAAGGTAAACGAAAATCAGAAGAGCATTGTAAAAATATAAAAGAGAGAATAATTTCAGAAGAAACTCGTAATAAAATGTCAAAATCGAAGTTAAACATGTCGGATGAAACCAAAAAAAAATTATCTGAATCCCAAAAAGGTAGAAAACCTACAATAGAAACTCGTAAAAAATTATCTGAATCTAAGATAGGACATACAGTATCAGAAGAAACTCGATTAAAAATGTCTAAGGCTAAAATCGGACAGATTGTTTCAGATGAAACTCGTAAGAAATTATCTGATGCAGCTAAGAATAGGAATCATACCGAAGAATCTAAAATAAAAATGTCTAAGGCTAAAATTGGTCACGTTATGTCAGAAGAAACAAAGAAAAAAATATCAGAATCTATAAAAAGAATACGTAATGAAAAAAGAATCAACGAAAATTAAATTACGTGAAAATCAAAATAAACGAATAAACCGACAATTATCGCACAAAATAAAATTATTAAACAAAAAGAATCAATCTTCTCAAAAGCCCTTGGAGACGAAGATATCGAAGATTTTGAAATATAGTCACAATATGAAATGGTATAATTTTTGGCAATGGCCTAAAGATCTCTATGATGATATCCGAGTATGGTTTGTTATTAGAGGCGCATTAAAAGAATCAGAAACTATCGAAAAATTCAAGTCTTTTAAGTACGAATTAAGAGTTGACAAAATAGGTAGAATCTATACAGTAATTAATATTCCAGAAGAACTTTGGCCTCTTGAATATCAAGACCAAGCATGGCCTTGGATGCTAGAGCAACTGAGAGAATTAGATGAATTGTTAATGACTCTTCGTTTAAATGAGTTAGTTTATCCGGATGTAAATCGATTAGAAGGCCAACCTGCTTATTTAGTAATTCTATCTCCTTCATCAGATTCTATTTCTTTATGGAAATTTATTAGTTGGTTATTTAGATGTAGCTTAGTTGCTGGTTCAATATTTCTCATTAATAAATTATGCATCAAATTTGCAGGAGATTCAATTATTAACTTTGTAATCTCTCTATTTTCTTGAAAACTATAACAGGTAAAAATGGAGGACGTTATTATATTATTGACGAGATTAAAAATCTAAAGTTGCCTAGTGTGACCACAATTTTATCGGCAACAGGAGATAAAACCGCATTAGATAATTGGGTTACTCGAGTAGGTCAAGCTGAAGCTGATAAAATTTCTAAATTTTCAGCAAATCGAGGTACTTATATGCATTCTTTACATGAGCATTACCTCAATTCTAGATTCGTTTATCCAGAAGAAAATCCACTTCAACAAGCCTTTATTAAAGCTAGACAAGAATGCCAGCATTTGACACCAGAAGAAATCGAATGCGGCAAAAATCTATTCTTACAATTCCATAACAATTCAGAATTCTATGAACGTATAGAATCTGTTATGTTTCAAGAAATTCCTCTTTGGTCTTTGAAAGGTGGTGGATATGCAGGTAGAATGGATTTATCTATTTGGGGTAAGCCAAAAACTCCTAGAGTAATCGATTTTAAATCAAGTAAAAAACCTAAACGAGAAGATTGGATCGATAATTATAAAATGCAAACTGCAGGCTATTCAGTAGCTCTTAAAGAGAGACATGGAATATTTCCAGATACCTGTGAAATTTGGATTTCGTGTGAAAGTGGAGAAGTTCAAATGTTTGAAATGAATCGATCTGAAATAAAAAAATACTTTGAAATGTTCTACGATAAAGTGGTTCAATATCATGCAACAATAAAAGACCAAATATAATGGAACATAAAAAACATGCAATAATAGTTCACTTATATTATAACGATCTATGGCCAGAATTTAAAAGTAAGATAGAACCTATTATGAAAAGAGGTGACGTAGATTTATACGTTACTATGTCCGAAGAAGATACTACTGCGAAATCTGAAATCGAAAAAACAACAAAAAACGTCTTCGTTCTTCCTAATCGAGGATTGGATGTCGGCCCATTTATTTTCATAATGAACGAAATAAAGGATTTAGAATATACTTCAATTTTTAAAATACACACTAAAAAATCTCTACATCATGGTCAAGATCCTAGTTTCGGAATAAATTGGAGGAATAATCTAATTGATTCGTTAATAGGTAATATGGAAATTTTTGATGACATAACAACTATTATTGAGAAAGAACCTATATCGATGTTTGGATCTAAGAAATTTTTAATGGGATTCTCATTGGATTCTGCTAATATACCATACCATTATGGAGTTATACACGACACTATAAAAGAATTAAATCTTAGTATACGAGAATCTCAGAATAATGGATCTGTCTGTTTTTCTAAGACTGGTAGATTTTTTGCTGGAACGATGTTTGCAACTTCTCATAAATATATTAAAGAAGTTTTTAAGAATTGTGATATGATTAAATTCTATGAATCTTTACCTAAAGGATATGTCTATAATTCTAACGCACATGCAATGGAAAGAATATTTGGTTATTATGTTGAGGAATTAAACGGTAATTTTTACGAAATTGAATAAAAAATAAATAAAGAACATGAAACAAATGGAACAAATACAACTTTTTAAAGTTTTTATGTCGGATAAAGCCGAACGAGAAGTAGGTAAAGTACTTAATAGTGGATTTATTGGTCAAGGACCTAAAGTAGAGGAATTTGAAAGGGATTTAAAGGAATTTTTTAATATCGATTATTTAGCAACTTTAAATGCAGGTACTTCTGGTTTACACTTAGCCCTTAATTTACTTAAAAAACCTGCTAACAATAAAATTAATGCACATGGCGTAGCTTTTGCAGAAAATTACTGGGCAGGAATTCAAGAAGGAGATGAAGTTTTAGCTACTGCTTTAACGTGTACTGCTTCAAATTTCCCTATTCTAGCTAATGGACTTAAAATTAAATGGGTCGATATAGATGAAAAGACTCTAAATATGGATTTAGATGATTTAGAAAGAAAAATTACTCCTAAAACTAAAGCTATTATATTAGTTCATTGGGGTGGATATCCTAATGACTTAGATCGAATTAAATCTATTCAAGAAAAGTCTATGAAACTTTATGGATTTAAACCAGCGGTAATAGAAGATTGTGCACATTCATTCGGTTCTAAATATAAAGGAAATTATTTAGGTGACCATGGAAATATTGCAATGTATTCGTTCCAAGCAATTAAACATATAACTTCTATTGATGGAGGTTTATTAATTCTTCCTCATCAGGAGCTTTTAAATAGAGCGAAGTTACAAAGATGGTATGGTATAGATAGAGATTCTAATCGTAAAGACTTTAGATGTGAAGCTGATATTGAAGAATGGGGTTTTAAATTTCATATGAACGATATTTGTGCAACCGTCGGTATCGAAAATCTAAAATATGCTAATACTATCATTAAGAAACACCAAGAAAACGCTAAATATTACGACGAAAATCTTAAAGGTGTTAAAGGTGTTACCTTACTAGAAAGGCATTCTGATCGAGAATCAGCTTTTTGGATCTATACTATGTTAGTAGAAAACCGAGATGGATTCTATAAATGGATGAAAGAGTGTAAAATCACAGTTTCTCAGGTTCACGAGAGAAACGATAAACATACTTGCGTAAGAGAATATATTTCTCCTTTACCAACTTTAGATCGTACTATCGGTAAAATAGTTTCGATACCAGTTGGTTGGTGGATAACAGAAGAGCAACGCGAATATATTGTTGATTGCATTAAAAAGGGTTGGTAATATGATTCTAGAAATAGATGTCAGATTAATGAAAGAAGAAGATGTCCCTTTCGTTAATTTAATACGAAATGGGTATGCTAAAAAATATCTCCATGATTCTAGAACATTTACTAACGAAGAGTCTGTTGAATGGTTTAATAAAACTAAACCCGAATTCTATATTATAAGGTATAAAGGTCAAGAGATTGGATATTTTAGAACTTCTAATCTTAGCAAAGAAAACAATAATATTTATATTGGATGTGATATCGATCCTTCATTTACCGGCAAAGGAATTGGATATGCTGCATATAAAATATTTTTAGAAATTTTATTTAATGAAATGAATTTTCATAAAGTTTCTTTAGAAGTTCTCTCGACAAACGAAAGAGCAATTCATTTATACAATAAACTAGGTTTTGTTTTAGAAGGAATAAAAAGAGAAGACGTATTAAAAGATGGAAAATACGTAGATTCAAAGATAATGTCAATCTTAAAAACTGAATTTTTAAATTAAAGAATCATGAAAAAAACGATAATCTCACATATTTGGAATGAAGAATATCTCCTTCCTTTTTGGTTGAATCATCACAAAAAATATTTCGATCACGGCATTATAATCGATTATAATTCGACTGATCGATCAATCGAAATCATAAAAGAGATTTGTCCTACTTGGGAAGTTGTACCGAGTAAAAATCAAAGGATGGGAGCATTGATAATGGATCGAGAAATCGAAGAAATCGAAAGTAAAAATCCAGGATGGAAAATGGTATTGAGTACTACTGAATTTTTGGTTGGAAATTATAAAAAACTAGATACAATATTAGACGGTAATCAAGAAATTTTAGTTCCAGCTTTTCAAATGATCGAGCATCCAGAAACCGAAGGTACTTATCCTAATCCAAGTATTGATTTATTCAAGCAAAAAACTTATGGAATTCATTATGATGACCCAATTCATTATAGTAATAATGAAATAACACATAATCGAAGATGGGACCATCACATTCATCCTTGGAATAGAGGTTGGGTAACTAGAAGACAGAGACTTCTTCATAATCATGATAATATAACATATCCTATGGGAAGGCATTTTTCTGAATATGAAAGATCTTCTAAAGATTTTATCATTGTATATTATCGATTTTGCCCTTGGAATGTTGAAATGTTGAATCGAATAACGAATCTTAAAAATAATTTAGATCCAGAAGACGAACAAAAAATGTTAGGATTTGAACATTTTCTAGATTCTGCCGAGCACACTCGATGGATGAAAGAATGGCAAGCTAATGCTCGAGATTTATCTAAAGATATAGAACATTTTGTTAATATGATGGAATGATATTAGGTGTAAGTAACATAGCGTGGATGTTTGAAGATGAGGATTATTTTCTTGCTCTTCTAAAAAATAATGATATAAGATATCTAGAGATAGCTCCTTTTAAAATTAAAAACTCCTGGGAAATATCAAAAGATGATTTAATCGATTATAAGAATAAATTAAGATATTTTGATTTGACGCCTTATTCTATGCAAGCAGTATTATTTGGAATTCCCGATAATATATTTGAAAATCCTGAAATATTATTAAGACATTTTGAAAATGTTGTACTTTTCATATGTAAAGAATTAGATATAAAAAGAATAGTATTTGGTTCACCTTTTAATAGGAGAATACCGGTAGGAATGTCAATAGAAGAATCAAGTAATTTGTTCGTTAAATTCTTTATTGAATTGAGTGAATTAGCTAATAATATATCTCCTAATACGGTAATTTGTATAGAACCTAATTCAAAAATCTATAATTGTAATTTTATAACCAATTCTAACGAAGGGTTAAATATCATCAATTTAATAAATAAGAACAATATTAAGTTGCATTTAGATACTGCTAATATGTTCTTGGAAGATGATAATGAATTGAATATATTAAACGAGAATGTAAAACATTTCCATATTAGCGAACCTCAATTAAAAGGTTTTACTGATCCTAAATCGAATCATTTAATATATTCTAATCTTTTTAAGCAGAGTAAAATTGAATCTATTAGCATAGAAAAGCTAACTACTAAAGATAAAAAAATAGATGAAATGGAATTGTTAGAATCCATTAAATTCTGCAGAGAGTATTATTTATGAGTAAAATATCTATAATAGGAGCTGGTTGGTTCGGCTTACATATTGGTAAATTTCTTAAGGACCAAGGAAACGAAGTAACAATATTTGAGAAATCTAATAAATTATTTTCTGCTTCTAGTGGTAAAAATCAATATCGATTACATTTAGGGTTTCATTATTCTAGGAATTATTCTACGAGAATCAAAAACTTTAATAATTATTATCGTTTTTTAAACGAATATCCTACTCTAGCTGAACCTATTAAAGAAAATTATTATTGTGTTATTGATGAAGATTCTCTATTAGATTTTAAAACTTATAAAAGCATATTCGAATTCGATCAAATTCCTTTTAGGGAAACTGATACACCACAAACTTATAATTTACGAAAAATTGAAGGATGTATATTATGTGACGAAATGGCACTAAATACAAATTCTATTAGGGAATTCTTCCTTAATTATTTTAGTAAAGACGAAATCAGATTTAACACCGAAGTAATTCTTTTAGAAAATCAAGAAGACGGAGTCTTGGTAAATGGCGAAAAATATGATTATTGTATAAATTGTACATATAATCATTTTAATCCAATCGAAGGAATCGATGTTAATTACGAAGCTTGCTTAACATTAGTTTATAATTTACTTAATTCGAAATTAAGTAATTCTTCTCTAACTTTAGTTGATGGAGAATTCTTTTCTATATACCCCATAGTAGACGAAGAAAAATGTTTTACGTTAACTCATGTTAAATACACTCCTATGAAAGTATTTACTTCAGCTAAAGAATGCGAATCCTATATAGAAAAATTAGAATCTTCGGATATTGAAGATAATAAAAAACTTATAGAAGAAAGTGTCAATAAATACTATCCTAATTTCAACAATGATTTCGTATATAAGAGATTCTTTACTTCTATAAAAACAAAAACTTTATCAAACAGTGCCAATAGAGACCTACACGTCTCAATAGATAATCGAATAATGAACACATTCTCAGGTAAAATTCTTGAGATTTTTGAATTAGAAAAATACGTAAACAAATGGATAGGAAATGCTTAATTGGCTATACTGGATTTATAGGTAGCAATTTAAAAACTCAATTAGAATTTAATGAATTCTACAATACGCAAAATATAAATGAAATTAAAGGAGATTTTGATTTAGTTGTTTGTAGCGCAGCTCCTGCAATCAAATGGTATGCAAATCTACATCCTGAAGAAGATGAACAAAACATAAAGAATTTAATAGAACATTTAAAAAGGATAAACTCTAAAAAATTTATTCTCATATCAACAATAGATGTTTATTCTTCGTCAGAAAATCAACATGAAGGAATTTCTAATTACGAAAAAACAAGCGGTTACGGGAAAAACCGAAGAACTCTAGAAGAATTTGCAACCAACCATTTTAAGAATATTAAAATCATACGACTTCCCGGAATGTTTGGTAAAGGACTTAAAAAGAACATTATTTTCGATTTATGTAATAACAATCATATAGATAAAATAAATTTATTTGACGAATTTCAGTGGTATAACGTAGAAAATCTTTGGAAAGATATAACCAAAATTCCAGAAGATATACACGAAATAAATTTTTTTACTGAACCTATATCTAATAAAGAACTTATAGAATCAGTTTTTCCGGAATTCAATAACATAGGAAACTCTGAAAAACGAATTGCATATAATAATCGAAGTCTATATTTCTCAGATGGCTACATACAAAAAAAACAAGAAGTTATCAAAGAACTAAAAGAATACAAAATTAATATACGATGAAAGACTTAAAAGTACTAATATTGCTTTTTTATTATGATCGACCAGAAATGGTTAAGATTAATGCTCTAAAAAGTATCGAAAACTCAACCTATAAAAATTACGAGATAGCTTTTATCAATGATTCCGGAGAATCTACTAGCGATCATCTACTAACAGATTTGAAAGATAAAACAAAAGTTAAGCAATACAATATAGGAATCTCAGACGAAGAAAAACAAATTAAAGGAGGTAGTATATTCGGTAATTATGCAAACTTAGCTATTAAAGAGAGTGACGCAGAAATTGTAATTATGTTATGCGATGATGATGCTTTATTACCTGATTATCTAGAAAATCTAAATAAATTTTATCAATCTAATCCTTATGCTTGGTCGTATAGTAAAGTTAAATATTACAATCCAGAAATAGAAGATTATACCAAAGCTGAAGATGATTACGCTAACAAACGAGGTCCAGCAGGGTCCACTGACGATTTAAATCGAAATAATCAACCTCTTAATCCTTTTTGTCGATGCGATGCTTCACAGGTTTCATTTAGGACTTTTTACTTTAAAGATAGAAATGTTTGGTTTCCTTTTCCACAAACTAGAAATTTAGATGCTAGCATATATCAAAGTATGTATAATGCAGTCGGTCCATGTTATCCTAATAGTTTTTATGGACAATGTAAAGGTGTTTTTGCTGATCAATTAGGGAGTAGAGCATCAGATTTCAAAGTAACAATAAAATAATAAAATGAAGCACATAGACGTAATAATAATTAGCTGGGCAAAGGATGATGCTCTTCTAGAAGTAACTCATCAAGGTTTAGATTCTCTTTTTGATTCAGAATCTTCAGAGGATGTAACTTTTCATGCTTATGTAATTGAATCTAATCCGAAAGTGAATTACGACCAATTAAATCAAACATTCAGAAGACATACTACAACTACAATACACCCTGAAGTTCCTTTCGGATATCATCGATACTTGAATATCGGCAGAAGAGCAGGTAATTCACCTTACGTAGTTTTATGTAACTCAGATTTGACTTATGAAAAAGGTTGGGCTTCTAAGATAATCGAAGTAATGGATGCTCATCCTAGATTTCTTTCTGCTTCTCCTTGGTGTCCTCAAACTCAAGGCGATAATACACCTAATGCAGGAAATGTATTTGAAGGTTATCGAGTGAGAGGTGAATTAGCAGGATGGTGTATTTTTCAACAACGAAAAATCTACGATATCTTAGGTGAATTAGATGAACAATTTACTTTTTGGTTCTGTGATAATGATTACTCGATGGAATTACAAAAAAATAGAATTGCACATTGTTTAGTTGCAGATTCAATAGTAAATCATCATGACGGAAATTTAGGTAAAACTGGTAAAACTTTGACTTCTGAACAGCAACATCAAATAACTAATGCACAAACCGAAATATTCCAGAAGAAATGGTTAAATAATAATGGACCTCAATAAAAACTAAATTGCACAAAGTGCATATAATAACCAAAACAAAAACTAAAATATGAAAGTAATTAAAGCCGACGAAGTCCAAGAACAAGGACCTAATCAAAATGGTCAAATCGATCCAAAAAGAGTTGCCGAAGCTCAAGAAAAATTTGATACAATCCGTCAATTACTGGAGACTAAAAATTATTCAGTTCTTTTATCTGTAGAAGAAACAAAATACTTGTTTGAAAATTTTTACGAAACAGTTGAATGGAAAGGATACGAATCTTATGCAATTTCGGAAACTTACGAAAAATTGCAAGGAATTGTAGTTGATGGAGCATTAAATGGTAATACTGCGGTAGAAATCGTAGAAGCAATTTTCCACTTCTTAAAAAACTATCCAGGAAAAGGTGTTGAAAACGCTAAAATGTTCAGAAGAATCTGCGATCAATTTGCACTTCCTATGAAAGAAATCAATGACGATAGACAAACTTTAAGAGATCTTTCTCTTGAATTAGTTGCTGCTGAGCAAGGAATCACTGTTGAAAATTTAGTAGAAGCTGCACAAAGAGAACAAGCACTTCAACAAGGAAGATAAATAACTTAAAACGACACCATGTCATTTAAGAAATTCTTCCAATTCATATTAGAAAAGAAAAAACCATCAGATAAAGATATCGAAGAGATAGAAGCTCCAAAGCCGGATTCACCGGCTGAGCCTCTAGCTTGCCCAAAATGTGGTTCTTCTAGACTTCCATGTGAATGCTATACCGATGATTACTATGATGCTAAGAAATCTCAGCAAACTCCTAGACCATCTACTACAATCAAACCAAAAAACAAGAAAATGTCATGAATAAAATAACAAACTTTTTGAATCTTCATTTTAACAAAATTGCAACGATTCTTCTTGTTTTAATTTTCCTTAACACTTGTGGATCTGGTGATGTTAAGAGCATCAACAAAAGACTTGATAAATTAACCGAAAAGGTTGACCAATCAGTTACCAAAAAAGATTTACAAATCGAAGGACTTAAAACTGAAAAGCGAATGATACAATCTACAGATAGAAAAATCCTTGATGTTAATCGACAATCTGCTATCGATAAGGAAATTGAACAACTTTCTAAGTAATCTACAATCACAAAGGCTAAATTTTATTTAGCCTTTTGTTGTATTGAATTCTTATTATAAAACCTGCATATAATAATTATTAAAAAATAAGTATGAAGATTTTAGTAACTGGTTCATTAGGGTTTGTGGGTTCAAATTTAGTAGATATGCTAGTGTCACAAGGACACGAAGTCTATGGTATTGATAATTTATCATCCGAATCTGCATCTTTAAAATATCAAAATCAATTTGCCGAGTATATCTTAGGTGATGTTCAAAATGTAATTAAACATTATGGAGATAAGAAATTTGATAAAATATTTCATTTAGCAGCTGAAGCTCGTATACAACCATCTTTTGAAAGGCCTTTTGATTATTTTGAATCTAATACTTTAGGCACTGCTGCAGTCTGTGAATTAGCTAGATTAAGTGAATGTAAATCTTTAGTCTACGCAACTACCTCATCGAAAAATCATGGAACTCCTTATTTAACTCCATATACTTACTCAAAAGTAGCAGGAGAAGGAATTATTAAAACTTATGCACAATGTTTTGGATTAAACATGACAATGTGTACGTTCTATAATGTTTATGGTCCTAGAGAACCTCGTGAAGGTGAATGGGCTACTGTTGTTGCTAAATTTTCTAGACAATGGAAAAATGGTGAGGACATTACAGTTGTAGGTGATGGTGAACAATCTAGAGATTTTACTCATGTTGAAGATATTTGTAAAGGACTTATTGCTGCGTCTAAGGTTGAAGGTTTAGGTGTGAATTTTGATTTAGGTAGAGGTAAACCTATTAAAATCATTGATATCGCTAAGAAACTTTGTTCAATGGAAGGTGGCAAATGGATTCATACTCCTTTAAGAAAGAATGAAGGTCAATCTACTCTTTGTGATTGGGAACAAACTCAAAAAGCTTTAGGTTGGAGAGCCGAACATGACTTAATGGATTACTTAACTGAATATGTTAATAAAAATTGTAGCTAATGATATTTAAAACTTTATGGAACGAAACTCATCAACATTTCGTTCATTTCGATCTTTCGCCAATAACTGATGAAGTTATTTGGATGACAGGAAGTCTACCGATGGTATTTGCACCTACTGCAGAAATAGAAACCATACAAATGTATTTAGGAAATTCTATATTTCCTGAAGGAACTGAATTAAAAACTGTACAACTGCAATTTATATAAAATGGAAATAGGAAACTCGGCAAACAAATTAGACCATCAATACAAGGTCTTATTACAAACAATTATGCACCATGGTAATGTTAAAGGTGATAGAACCGGAGTAGGAACTCGAAGCATATTCGGCTATATGATTAGACACGATATGGCAGATGGCTTTCCTGCAATAACTACTAAAAAGTTAGCATTCAAAACAATGGTAACTGAACTGATGTGGTTCCTACAAGGTAGAACGGATCTTCGATATTTATTAGAAAACAACTGCCATATTTGGACAGGTGACGCTTATAAGAAATATGAGAAATGGGTTGAAGCCCTTCAAGAAAAATACACTAATCCTACTACCGAAAATGCACAAAAGGTTGCAGAAGTAGTTGCAATTCCTAAAATAGTTAAATTAACGGTAGAAGAATTCGAAAGAGATATTCTTGCAAATGATGATTTTAATTCAATGTTTGGTGATTTAGGACCTATTTACGGTAAGCAGTGGAGAAGATGGGAAGGTGTCGATAAAGATTTCTTTTTTAATTCTGATGCTTTAGATGAAGAAAATAGAGATGCTCGACAAGGTTTATTTTACAAACCCGAATCATTCGATCAAATTGCTAATTTGATTATCGACTTAAGAACAAATCCAGATTCCAGAAGACTTTTACTTAATGCCTGGAATGTTGCAGATGTGGATAAAGCTGTACTTCCTCCTTGTCATATTGGATTTCAACTTTATACTCGTAAATTGAGTGAATCTGAATTGGTTGAAAGATTAGGAACTAATGAAGAAAAACAAGAACTAAGAGGAATCTTGATTCTCAAAAGTGCTAACGTTAAAGCTTTACGTTATGAGGAAGCTTCTAAATTTAGATCGGAAGAGAAGGAATTCTATGCTAAATTCGAAAAGAAACTTTCTAAGACTCGAGTAGTTCCAGAAAGAGCTATTTCTTTGATGTGGTCACAAAGATCGGTAGATACTCTATTAGGTTTGCCATTTAATATTGCATCTTATGGACTTTTATTAGAAATCATCGCAAAAGAAGTAAATATGATTCCTGATGAATTGATTGGTATGTTAGGTGATACTCATTTGTATAATAATCATATAACAGCTGCAGCTGAACAAATCACTAGATATGGTCATCCTCTGCCGAAATTAAAAATTAATCAATTCGACAAAAACAATCATTATATTGATGAAAGAGACGATATTTCAGAATACGATCCATCACAATTCTCTTTAATAGGTTATCAATCTGATGAAAAAATCGAAGCTAAACTAAATAATTAATGACAAAAACAAAACAAAAAATCAAAGCAACTGACATTATCGTTGTTTTAGATAGAAGTGGATCTATGGATAGCATAGGTCAATCTACGGTGGATGGATTCAATTCATTCATTAAAGAACAAAGAGCTGCAGAAGGTGAAGCAAATCTTACATTAGTACAATTTGACGATCAATATCAAGTAGATTATTCTAATCTAGACATCAAACATGTAAAAGACTTGATTTTAGGTAAAACTTTCGTTCCTAGAGCAATGACTGCATTATATGATGCTATCGGTAGAACTATTGCAGAAGTTAAAACTAAGAATGATGTCGTTATGGTAATCATTACTGATGGTATGGAAAACGCAAGTAGAGAATTTAATAGAGATGGAGTTTTTAAGTCCATTGAAGCTAAAAAGAAAGCCGGATGGAACTTCTTGTTCTTAGCGGCAAATCAAGATGCAATTAAAGCCGGTGGTGATATGGGTATTTCTGCTAATAATGCTATGACATATAATGCAAATAATAATTCAAATAGCAAAATGTATGCTAGTTTCTCTAATAAATTAAGTAATTTTAGATCAGCTAAAATGAATGTTAATGCTTCAAAAGTAGAGTTAGATGCAGTATTAAGTTTCACCGAAGAAGATAGAGAAGACGTAAAATCATAATAGGATATTAATGGAAAATAAAAACCGAAAAGAAACTATCGGGGTGATAGGACAAGGCTTTGTAGGCTCGGCAGTTCGAGAAGGAATGAAAAACTATTATGATATAGTTGCATTCGACAAAGACCCTAAAAAAGACAGTACCGTAAGAAGTATTTTTGAAGTTGTAGAAAACACAGAAATGACCTTTCTTTGTGTGCCGACTCCAATGAAAAAATCAGGTGAATGTGATTTAGGAATTTTAGCTTCGGCTTTAAATGAAATTGCTGAATGTGTTAAAGCTCTCAATAAGCCAGGCTACATTGTAGTTATCAAATCTACAATTCCACCAGGATCTACTAATGCTTTAAATTCAATCTATCAAGATTTAGATATTGTTTTCAATCCAGAATTTTTAACTGAAGCAAATGCAAACGAAGATTATAAAAACCAAAATAGAATTATTGTAGGTGGTGAAAGACCTGGAAGTACAAAAGTAAAATCTATTTTTGCAAAGGCATTTCCTAAAGTGCCTATCATTAAAACTTCTTCTACGATTGCAGAAACTATCAAGTACGTAACTAACACATTCTTAGCAATGAAAGTTTCCTATGCAAATGAAATTTATCAATTATGTCAAGGCTTAGGTATTGATTACGACAAAGTAATTGAATATGCAAGATACGATGATCGATTAGGTAACTCACATTGGTCAGTACCAGGACCAGATGGAGATTTTGGCAGCGGTGGACATTGTTTTCCTAAAGATTTAGCAGCTTTAACTTTTGTTTGTAAAGAAATGGGAATCGATTCTACTATGTTAACTGCAACTAAAACAAAAAATGATTTAGTGAGAACAAATAAAGATTGGGAAGCTCAAATAGGTAGAGCAGTAAGCGCAGAATAATGAGTAAAGAAACACAAGAAAGATATGTTGACCTAGTGGCTCAGCGTATCAAACAAGAATTTGGTCAGGATGTTAAACTCGTGACCGAAGATGGACAAATGACTGAGACTTATAAGTTATATGTTAATGGAATTGAATCCAGACATGAACTCTCGTGGAATCGCCTCCAAAACTTTAATCATATAGACATCAAACAATTAGTTACTGAGCTGATCGTAGATTTACAAACTGGAGATTTTCAAAAAATAGAATCGTCAGAAAGAATCGTACAGATTAATAGCTAATTGTTAATAACTTTCAACTCTAGATTTTTCTTTTTGTAAAACTTTATGTTACTTTATGATATAATAATAAACATATAAAAAAATGGAAACAACATCTCACAATTCAGCATTCGTAAACGTTACGTTATCAATTACAAAAATCAATGGCAAATATCCTTTATATGATTTAAAGCGAGTTGCTTCCGGAGATTGGGTTATGACCGAAGGAGCGGCTTCAACAATTAAGTACTTATTTCCAGTAAAGGCTAATGAAGTACTTGGAGTATTTGAGGTTGAAAGCTATAAAGTTATCGATAACCGAGTTAGATTCAAATTAAAAAATATCTACCAAGGTTCTCTTCGTTTAATGAATGAAGCGCATGAAGAAGCAGCTAGAACTAATTATGTAGTTAAATACTTCAATATTAATGAATAAAATCCATTGAGTTATTATTGGAATATATAATACAAATAATAGCATATCATGGAATTAGTAAATTTACCTACATTTGAAGAATTTCTTTTTGAATCATTGATTGAAGGAAAAGGGCTCTTCAATCCAGGAGACAAAGATGCAGTCAAAGGAACTGGATATGGTTCAAAAGAGAAAGCAGAGAAAACTATTAAAATTATAGATAAGCTAAGAAAAGACGATCATCGACATGCAATGTCAATTGCTACTACGATGATGAATCGAGCTAATCACTCTGCAAATCAAACTGAAGGCATGAGAGATGCAGTTCCTATTTTTAAAAAGTGGATCGAAGATAATAGAAAAACATAATCTAAAAAATAATATGCAATTAACAAACGAATTTCAATCTATTAGAGATTGGGCTGCCAATAAAGGCATATATGAGAAAGGCGATCCTTTAACTCAATATGCAAAATTAATGGAAGAAATAGGAGAATTGGCAAAATCCTTATTAAATAAAGACGAAGCAGAATTTCAAGACGCAATTGGTGATTGTACAGTGGTACTTACTAATTTAGCAAAATTAAAAGGTTATAATATTGAAGACTGTGTTAACGGATCATATCAAGTTATAGTAAAAAGAAAAGGTAAGATGATTAACGGAACATTCGTTAAAGAATCTGATCTACCTAAGACTTCTGAACAGATTTACGAAGATGCTAAAATCAATGGAACTGCTATCGATGCAGTAGAATTAGCATCTACAATTCTACGTGAAGAAATAGAAAAACAATTACAACATGAGTAAAAGAGACAATATAATTAAATGGACAGTAATATCTATATTTGTTCTCTTGTATTGTCTTGTGAGTTGTATCTCTACTATCCACGTAATAGATTTCTTTAGATTATCTAATCCAGAATGGCTAGCTATCACATTGGCAATTGCCTTTGAAATAGGTGCTGCAGCATCTCTGGCAGCTATTATTATCTTAGACAAAACAAGTAAAAGTTTAGTTTGGTTACTTTTCATTTTGATAACTTTAATGCAAATGATGGGTAATATGTACAGTACATATACTCATCTAACAGATTATAAAAATTGGTCTGAGTTGTTTGGGTTGATTGAAGAAGAGCCAATATTCCAAAAGAGAGTACTTTCTATAGTTTCTGGTGCTATTTTGCCTATTGTTGCTTTAGGATTCATTAAATCTCTTGTAGACTACATTCGTCCTTCTACCGCTGAAGATATTAAAGAAGAATACGAAGCTAAAAAGGCTATTGAAGATGAAATTGCTAGAGAAGCAATCGATGAATTTATTCCTACGAATGAAGAAGATTTAGCTGAAATAGAAAAGATTAAAACTGAGATTGCTAAGATCGAATCAAATGATGAAATCTCGGATAAAGAAAAATCTCGTAAAACTGAGCAAAAGATTGCAAAGGCGATAGCTAAGAATCCAGAACTCAAAAAACAGATTGAAGAGAAGATCCGAGAAATCGATGAGGAAGATACATATACTAAAAGAGAAACTACCGAAGAGGAAGTAATCGATACTCCTAAAGTTCGTAGTTTCGGAGGTATGTAAATATGTCAGATAATTCATTAACATCATCAATAGACGGCGTAGTAGCCAGTCGTTTTTCTCAGGCAACTCTTGATTTACAATCTGGATTTTGTTGTACTGATGTAGATAAAAGAAAAATTATTCGTTGGGTAGGATGTAAGCCTAGTGTTTTTCGTTCACAACAAACTTTATTTACTGCCGATGATTTAGCTATGTGCAGTTGGTTTCAAGAAGTAGGTACTTACAATTTTGTAACTGTATTATTAGATTCTGGACAAGATGCAACGGTAAACATAAATTCTAAATATGTGTTTGTTAAAAATGCATGGCCAACAAACGCATTAGAATCCGAAAAGAATGTAGAAATAGTAGTAAATCAACAACCTGGATTAATAGGAATGTATATTCCATTTAATATTGGTGCTACATCTGGAATTAATAGCTCAGTATATAAAGACATATTTCATATCAACTCTGAAAATGTTTTAACCCCTCAAGTAAAAATAAACAACGTATCTCCATATACAGTTTCTGTGTCTATGTTATACGCAAACTAAATAAATTAACAATGTCAATTAAAACTAGAACTCAATTAACCGCACAAACTGCAACCGGACAGCAAGCAACTGCTGCTAAGTTTGAAGATATGATAGATTCTGCATATAATAGAGCAGATGATTCTATTTTAGCCGGTCCTTTAGGTATGACAGGAACTATAGGTCTTTGGATTTCTGCTACTGCTCCTACTGGATCTATTTCAACTGGAGTTACTGGTCAAGTAGCTTTTGGAATTACTGGAGCAACAGGAGCAACATCTTATATGTATGTTCATACCGGTACTCAATGGGTTAGATCTATCATAGAAACAACTTTCTAATAATATCATATAATTCTTAAAAACAAACAACATGTCAGAAAACAGAACAACCGTTCAAACTGTCGGAGAAGCAATCTCCGTACTTATTCAAGTTGCTCAATTAGCACAAAAAAGTGGAATTCTTTCATTAGAAGACGCAGTAATTATCAAATCTTCTATTGATTTCTTAGAATCGCTTAACCAGCCTCAACAAGATGGTCCAGTTGGTCCATTCGAATCAGAAGCTGAAGAGGTTGAAGAATCTCAACCTTCTAAATAAGAAGTAAAAAAATTACCATTGCTATGGTTAAGCTCTACAAGGAAGGGGAAGACATAAGTACTCCCCTTCAAATTGGAGATATTATTGAAATTGAATCTGGCATCTTTGTCAAAATCAAAACAGTAATAAAAGAAACCGAGGAGACTTTCGTCGGTATCAAAAAAAATAACACCTTAATTAAAGGTGAAGTATGCAGGATATATAAAATAAACCAAAGAAATGGAACATTTTTATATCTATCGAATGATTCATCCAGAAACAAAAGAATTTTACATAGGTAGAAGAAAATCTAAAACATCGCCTATACTAGATAATTTTTACAGAGGAAGTTCGATTAGTTGGTATAGAGAATTAGATAAATTTACAATAAATGAAATATTGGTTAAGGAAATTTTAATCGATGAAATAAAAACTTTTGACGATTTATGTAGAATTGAATCAAAAATGATTTCTGAAAACATTAAAAATCCTTTATGTAGAAATGCTCATGTTCCATCAAAAGGATTTTATTGCGTAGGTCCAATGAATTTCGATCATAAAAATAAAATTTCTAATTCACTTAAAGGTAGAATAAAAACAGAAGATGAATGTAAAAATATATCTAAGTCTTTATCTGGATATGTTCACACTGAAACTACAAAAAGAAATATGTCTAATTCTAAAAAAGGACATATAGTATCAGACGAAACTAAATCTAAAATGTCAATATCTAGAAAACTTAGAATTGGAGAAAATTCACCAGGTTTTGGTAAACGAGGATATGATAGCTACTCATCTAAAAAATATAAATTAATTTCTCCAGATAAAGATTTAACAGAATTTATCGGAGCTCAATCGTTGAAAGATTTTTTATTAATTAAAGGATTGAATTTCAATACTCTTAAATCATATAGTTCAGTAGGTAAAACTTACAAAGGTTATATTTTACAAAAATAATTAACAAAATGGCCAATCCTATCGACAAGAATCCCGTAAAGGAGAAAGAAACTATCGATTATACACATAATCAAGATAAAGACTTAGAAAAAATACGACATTTTAGATCTTCGTGGAAAAATTTTTTTGATTATTGGAAAAAACGAGGTGTTGAACAGGATCCATATAAAGGAACTATTTTAAAATATCCACAAGAACAACCTCAACAAGAGGAAGAACTTCCAATTCAAGATTTTGGTACTTACGATAAAGCTAAGCAAAATGCAAAGTTACACGAATCTTTTGATGAATTTATTAATGAAGCTGCCCAAAAAATCGTAGATTATAGTAATTCTAAAAGTAAAATTTTAGTAGGTTTAAAAACTGATCTTTTACGAAATATGAAAGAAAGATATAAGACCAAAGAGGATGGAGATAGTATTTATTTCTTTGATAAATCCGGTAATCATTTCGGTACTCTTTTTGATTTAGGAAGCAGATATCAAGAACTTCGACATAATGGTAAATTAGATGACTATGGCTATTTAAAAGAATCAAATTCAAACAATGAAGTTGAAATGATTTTATCAAAAGACCAAGATTTTGATGATGTTAAAAGGTTACTTAGAACCGATAAGAAAGCAAATCATCTAAATTTTACTCATTGGTCTCATGGTCAACCTTTAGGTTCAATCCGAGGACATTTAATTACTTTGTTCTTCGATAATCCAAAATCCGAAGTTACTGATTTCATTCAAAGGAATGACATCAAAATAGCAAATAAATCTTATTTCGATTTATAAAATAAGAAACCGAAAAATGATTTAAGCATATAATATAAGTAAAACACTTGAATTATGCTTAAATCATTTGACGTCTCTCCTACTTTAAATGGAGCAATACAACATTTTATCGTTCGTTTAGATATGAACGAGGTTGATAAAAAAATGTTTCACAACATATTGGGTTTTACCTTCAACGAAGGTTTTATTCAAGGAACGGAATCTATTCTAACACCAGAAGAGATTCCTGGAGAAAAAAAACAATAAGAAATGGCACAAAACAAAAAGCGCAAACCACAAAAAGCGCAACCTCTTAGGCCTAAAGCGCCTAACTCATTAGTTGAAGCTTTACCACCATCTACTATTTCTCTTTCTATTATTGTTAAGAATGAAGCTAATGTAATTGAGCGTATGCTTAATACTGTTTGGCCTATTCTTGATTATTATGTAGTTATTGATACTGGATCTACTGATGGTACACAAGACATTATTAGAAAATTCTTTGAAGAGAAAGGAATTCCAGGTGAAGTAATCGATCATCCATGGAAAAACTTCGAAGATGCAAGAAACACTGCACTTAATGCGGTAAAAGGCAAAGCAGATTTCGGGTTTTGGATAGATGCAGATGAGCAATTACTCATCGATCCAAAATTTAATATCGACAGATTTAAGTTAAATCTTTCTCAATTCGATGGAGCTAACTTAAAAGTTCTTTATGGAGGTCAAAATTACTATCGTATGCAATTCTTTTCAACTAAAGCTAATTGGAGATGGTATGGACCAGTACACGAAGTTTTAGTTTCTGACGATCATCAAAGAGTAGGAGAAGCTGAAGGATTGGTTGCATTAGTAACTCCAGATGGTAATTCTTGGACAGCTGAGACTCAAACTCAGAAATATGAAGGACATGCTAAGATTTTATTAGATTATGTAGAAAACGATCCTAATAAAGACCCACGATGGGTATTTTATTTAGCTCAATCTTACCGAGATGCAAATACTGACGAAAATCGTAAAAAATCTTTAGAATGGTATGAAAAAAGAGCTGCCATGGCAAATGGATTCTGGGAAGAAATGTATTTTTCTGCTCTAATGGCAGCATCATTAAAGGGTCAACTACAATATCCAGTTGAGGAAGTTTTAGAATCATACAGAAAATGTGGTAAATTAAATACTCATCGAATAGAACATATATTGCCTTTGGTATTACATTATCACTCGATTAAAGAATTTGATATTGCATATATGTACTCTTCACATGCTATGAAATCTGCCGGTAATTTACCTATGCCACAATCTTCGTTGTTTATTGACAATTCTGTGTATATGTGGAAGATATTTGACTTACATACTCTTTCTTGTTGGTATTCTGGTAGAAGAGAAGAAGCAAAAGTTACATTTACTAAATTATGGAAACAAGTACAAAAAGGTGGAATTGTTCCAGATCACGAAATTCCAAGAATCACTGATAACAAGAAATATTTCGCATAATGCAATTAGAATTAAAACGAAAAGAAGACCTTGCAATTTCTTCTTGGATTAATGATCGTCCAATATCTACCGATGATTGGGAAGTTTATGGTTATGATAAAGAGAAAGACTCTCTAATTATCCTATTAAAAGAACCTAATACAGCCAATCAAATTCGAATAGAAATTAAAAAAGTTCACAAAACTTAACCAACAACATTAAAGTAAAATGAAAACGATAAAGAAAATACAAAATAACGAAACTGAATATAAGAGAATTGAAGATGTTCATGCGGATTATGCGGTTAAAAATCAAGGATGGTCTTTCTGTCCTAAATCTGAATGGAAATTAAATGTTAGAGATGCTGCTGCCATTGCAGTTGCAGAAGCCGAAGAAGCTCGTAAAGAAGCTAAAAAGGAAGCTAAATTAGCTGAAAAGGCTAAATAATTTTCAAGTGTCAGGTAGAGATATATAAATAGAATTAAATCTACCATAGACATGAAACTACTTAAATTTACAGATTTCGTTAAGAAATTGAACGAATCCATTAATGTACCTCTCAATGAAGGTGGTGCCTATGGTCATCTCGCACATCCTTTTGAGGATATCGGGTTGACCTTTTTGGATTTAGAAGAAATGCTACAAACTACCGTTAATGGAGCATTCGGTCCAGAAAACTTTGTACAAACTAAAACTGATGGTCAACAACTTTCTATTTCATGGAAGAATGGTCAATTGATTGCAGCTAGAAACAAATCACACCTTAAAAACTTCGGTGAAAACGCGTTAAACTCTAAATCGATTGCCGAACTTTTTGTAGGTAGAGGTGATATAGAAATTGCGTTTAATGCAGCAATGAAAGATCTTACTGCTTCTATAAGTTCTTTATCTGAGAAAGACAAACTTAAGTTTTTTAATGAAGGACAAAAATTTGCATCGGTAGAAATCATCACGCCGGTAACACAAAATACTGTGCCTTATGGCCAAAATATGTTAGTGTTTCATGGAGTTGTCGAATATGATAATAATGGAAATGTTGTAGGTGAAGATAAACAAGCAGGTAGAGATTTAGGTAAATTAATAGCCGAAGCAAATGCTGCAGCACAAGAAACTTTCTTTGTAAGAGGTCCTGAAGATATAGCTTCATTTCGTTTGCCTAATACTAAAGCGAGAGCTAAATACTATGCTGATAAATTATCTCGGGTAATGTCAGATTCTAGTTGTACTCAAACATCTACGGTTGGTGATTATGCTTTAGGAATGGGAAAAAAGATTATAATGAGAGAAGCTAATGATGCTAAGATTATTTTGCCGGAAAATTCATTAGATGGATTAGCTAGAAGACTTGCCGATATTGATAAATCTTACTCAGTAGGACAAATCAAAAAGGACTTAGGCGATAATGCAAATTGGTTTATTGAATTAGAAAAGAAAAAGGCGAAAGTTTGGAAGCGAGAAGTTTATGCTCCTCTTGAAAATATCTTCTTAGAAATAGGAACGGAAATGATGAAAAATATCACATCAACATTAGTAGCAAATCCTACTGAAGCTGCCATGATTATGAAAAAGGAAGTAGAGGCGGCAATATCAAAAATTAGAGTTGATGGCGACGAGAAAGATATCGAGAAACTAGAACATGAACTTAGACGAGTTACTGCGGCTGGTGGCCTAGAATCAATCGTTCCTACCGAAGGAATTACTTTCTTATTTAAAGGTAAGCTTTACAAGTACACTGGAATTTTTATGGCAATTCATCAAATTCGTTCAATGGTAGCATATAAAAAATAATTAAACAATGAAACATATACCTACTTTTGAAGACTTCTTAAATGAAGAGATTTTAACTAAAGGTATATTTAAAGGATTTGAACAATTAAAAAATAAAGTATCAATCCCTTTAGGTATAGAAACGAAAATCTATAATATAGGCTTATCAGACATGCCTAAAGCAACAGTTGGTATAGGGTTAGAATTAAATAAAAATTTTAAATTTCCATACGATCATTTTGATATTAATATTTTGAAAAACGAACTTTGTATTTTAATTAATGACAAAGGGAAAAAAAGATTAAAAGTTAATATCGAAAAGGGTAATTATACGTTTGATGATTTTATAAGTAAAATTAAAAATGCATCTATAATTTACCTAGAAAGAGTAAATAAAAAATAATTAAAAAATGAAACATATACCTACATTCGAAGAATTCGTTAACGAAAAGATAGAATATCCAGAAGGTGTTAAAACCACGGATGATAAAATTCTTGACAAGGTGGCTAAATTATTAAATTCTTCTAAAGGAACAATTGAAATAGGCTCTGGTTCTGTTAGAGGAAAGAAAATTCCATTTATGACAGGAGATGAGTATTTTAATATAACCAACAACGGAGAATATTATGTCCTTCTTTGCAAAAAAGGAGAATTTGAAATTCCTACAAAGGATATTAAAAATGCCGAAGAATTATACGATCAAATTGAAAAGGCTATTCAAATGGGTCAAGTAACAAAAGGAAAACAAAGATAATTATGAGACACATACCTACTTTTGAAGACTTCTTAAATGAAGCTGCAGCCGTAAAAGTTATTTTAACACCTGATATGTTTGATGAAGACAAATCTACTTGGGGTATTTATCGAGATGCTAAAGAAACCGGTAACACTACGTTTAAAATTAACTCAAACTTATTTGTAGATTCGGATAATGATGTTAATCCAAATGAACGTAATGTTGTAATGTTTTCAGTTAGTGTATGGCCTGATGGTACAGGTTATGTAAAAATAGGAACAACTAATTCGCTTAAGAAAGAGCCTTCTTCTACATTTGGAAAAAATTATCCTCTTAATGTTAAAGAATTTGAATCTAATTCAAAGAAAATTTCTACTGAAATTGCTAAGTTCTTAGTAGATGCCGATCATTTTAAATGGATTAATAAGGATATTGTGTCAGATAAGAAACCACTTAGAGTAACTCCTAAAGGAGACTTTAGTTCAGTAATTGAAGATCTAATCAAAACTGCAATAAAATAATCATTTGATGCAGTGAACTCTGAACTTAATTGCCTACCTTTCTTTGCTGGAATAATAGGCTTATTTTTAATACTCACGATATACGATGAATTTAAAAAAGATTTAAAATAATTTCATAGTATCAGGAATTATGTTTATATTTGTAATATAAAAATACAATCGATATGAAAAAATTAATACTTTGGATCTCTATTTGGTTCAGTGGAATTGCAATATAATAAAAAACTAACAATATGAAAAACTTACCTACATTCGAAGCATTTGTAAATGAATCTAATACCACTAAATGGTATGATTTAAACTTCAACTCACACACAGACCACAATCCAGATTGCGATATTTTGGAAGGACACTTAGATCGTGATTCTTTAATCACTTATGGAATTTACGTTAAAGGACCTAATACTGGTAAAGAATTTATGGAATATTATAGCGGACCTAATTACAAACCAGAATCTTTAGGTAAAAACTCTCGTTCTCGTTTATATTCAACTGATAAAATTCCGGCTAAATATCAAACTATGTGGAATGAACTTAGATCGATATATCAAGCAGAATATAAAGGAACTCCTTCCACTCGTACAAGATAATATGAAAAACATACCAGAATTCGAAGATTTCATTCGTGAAAACGCTTCAGAAGCTTTCAAATATCACCAAGCAAATGGCCTAGATTTAAGTACTTCAGTATTTCGTTTAGGTTCACAAGCTTATGATGATTTATTTGAGGAAACTAAAGAATATTGGGATAAAGGAAACATCATCCTTAACGGCAAATCAGCTTGGATGGCAAAGAACCTAGAGGTAGGTAAAAAGGCTAAATTCAAAACCGATAATGATGCATGGATTGATGTTAAATTAGACACACCACAAAGAGGTGGAGAACAAAAATATCAAGTTTATCACAATAGTGGTAAGAAGGATGATGATGGAAATATCATTGCTACTAAAATAGAATGGGGAGATCCAAATCGTGCAATTGATAATGCCGATGAAGGAGCTGCTTCATCTTTTTGGGCTAGACAGCAATGTGATTTACAAAAGAAAATGGATCCTTCGAAAAAAGGGTTCTGGGCGTGCTACGGGCCGAGCCTATTCTCGAAACAGCTAGGATTACAAAGTGATATGCCTTGGTAGTTTTGTTACGCACTAACTTGATATATAAAATAAAACATAATGGAAAATTATTTTTATAAGATAACCAATTTAATAAATGGTAAATTTTATTATGGTTCAGGTAGTAAAGAAAAATATGAAGGTAGTGGAAGTGCTTTATCATTTGCCAGAAAAAAATACGGCAAAGAAAATTTCAAATTTGAAATATTAAAAAGATTTAATACTCGAGAAGAAGCTTATACCTTTGAAGATAAATTCTTAAAAATATTCAAAATCTCTAATAATCCTATGAGCTATAATAAAAAAGATTCAGCTTTAGGCGGTAATACTTATGCTAATAAATCAAACGAGGAGATGTCATTAATAAAGGAAAAACTTTCTACTTCCGGTAAAAAAAGGATATTCACTGAAGAACATAGAAAAAATTTATCTGAGCGTGCAAAAAGTAGAAAAGGTAATAAACCTTGTAAATTTAAAGGCATGAAGTATGAAGATTATTTACCGCAAGAAAAAATACAATCTACTAAAGATAAAATTGCTGAAGGTGCTAAAAGACCAATGAAACAAGAAACTAAAGATAAAATTAAATCTACATGGGAACAGAAAAAATTAAACGATGCATAACCTATGCTCCTTCACTTTTTACTAAACAATTAGGACTTTCATCTGACAATCCATGGTAGAATTGCCTTTTATAGAAGATGATTTAGGAGATAATGTTTTTATAAGAACATTTAGTGCTGACACTCATCCTGAAGAATTCAAATGGCACTGGGATGAACAAGATCGAACCGTTCAAGCGATAGATTCTACGGATTGGCAGTTTCAATTTGATAATCAATTGCCTATTTCACTTAATCAAGAAATATTCATCAAATGCGGTGAGATACATAGAATTATACAAGGAACATCTGATGTTCGACTCAAAATAATCAAACACAATGTCAAAATCTAAAAAAGAAGGTAAACCAAAACCTAATAGAGGTAACCAACTTAAAAACAAAAAACGTATCGCTAATAACCAAGAAATTATTAGTAGATTGACTAAAGAATCATAATGAAAAATATACCTACATTTGAGAATTTCGTTAACGAATCGAAATTAACTTCTACTAATGAAGCTTTAGCCTCAGCTTCTATTGATAAATTAACTGTCAGAGAACCGCTAACTCCTAAAGTTAATGCCACATTGATTAGTAATGCTAGAAATGGAATTTTAAAATCAATGAAAGAACCTGGTGGTAAAACTCATTATTGGAATCCTAAAACTAAAGAATATGTAGCCTTTGTACAAACATATAACGGTAAAGGCGAATATTGGCATAGTGCTGGAATTGATGGTGGTGGTAACCTTATGGAATCTACTTTAAATGAAGGATGGTTTGAGGATTATATCCGAGATATTCACTTTGAAACTGATCCAAATAAACAATTACAACTTAAAAAAGCTTACGGTAAAAAAACCGGAGCAATGTCTAGCTCATCTCAAATAGCATCTGCTGATTATGCATTAGCAAAATTTAGAAGAGAAATTAAATATGGCAATGGTAAATCAGGTACTGAAGGTTCTGTTGATGTATTTGTTCCTAATTCATCTATGGCAGTTTTCTCTACTTTAGGTAATGGGCCTCATGCAAAGAAACAGAAAGCCCATTCATGGAATAAAAAGGCATACGATAAATGGATTAAGGATATGTCAGGTAATGGTGGAGCAGATAATGCTTATGATATGGCACAAAATGCTAAGTTCGAACCAGGTTTACTTGATTGGGTTAAGAAAAATATTTGTTATGATGAAACTCCATTAGAAAGAATTCAATGGGACATCGAAGCTTATTCATAAAATATAAACAAAAAATGAAAAACATACCAACTTTTGAAGACTTCGTAAACGAGGTCGCTGGATTATATACATCATCGGATGTAATAGGAACACCAGTTACAATTGGTAACATAGAAGTTGCAGAACGCGACTTAACCGAACTTAACGGCGCAGATCTTAAATTGGTTAATGCAAATCGGTTAGCCAAAAAAATGGGCAAAGACTGGAGATTACCAACTAGAATTGAATTAGAAGAGATGTATAAAAATGTTGATGTATTACCTAATCTTAGAATGAACGCATTTTATATGTCGTCTGAAACATTTGGTAAAAATGCAGTCTGGGTACAAAACTTCGGCACAGGAAAACAAGAGTATTTTACTAGTGGAAGCCAAGCATATTCAGTGCGTTTAGTAAAAACAATATAATAAAAATGGAAAATCATATACCTACTTTTGACGAATTCATTAATGAAGCAGTTGAAGCGATGCTACCGGGAGTTAAAGAATTTGCCGGAGAAGAAAGAGCCGATGGAATGGTTGCAGATATTTTTCTAGCAACCTTTGATGGTAAATCAATACATGCTCAATCTACTGACAAAACTTGGCCAGATGGTTCACCTGTAACTAAATTTTTTACTAGAGGCGGTTATAAAACATACGCTATTAAAGGAGAGCACTATATCATAGATTCTTCTCGTGGTTGGTGGTACTTTAAAATCGATAGAAATTGGTTTGCCGTTAAAAAATCTGAATATGGAACACCTCCATTTGAATATTAAAACATAAATCATATGAAAAATATACCGTTATTTGAAAATTTTGTTAATGAATCTGTTGATTTTAGTCCTAAAGGAATTATTAATAAACTTAAAGATAAATTAGTTATTGCTAAGCAAGCAGTAGAAATAAAAGGATGGACTCATAAAGTTTATACCGATCAAATTGAAAGATTAGAGCACAAAATTAGTACAAAAGATGTTAAATTAGATTGGAAAAATCCTATTATGGTTCAAGGATCTGATCCTTCTGATGATTATGAAATTTTCAAATCTTCAAATGCTACCGAATTAGCTAAAAGAATATCTAAAGTTATTAAAAAATACAAAAAATACGAAGTTGAAGCTACTTCGGTTGGAGCTGCTGCAGGCTGGTCAGGTACTGCTAGATCTACAGTCAGTGGATTTATTAGAGGTGAATGTAATTTCAGACCTGATGGACAAAATAATTTCTTGATAGCAGTTAAAATTGGTGGTGGAATATCTTCATCAATTGCTGATAAAATCAAATCTGAATTATATCCTTTATTTTTCGTATTAGATGAATATTGTTCTAATGATGGAGGAGTTTCATTTGATGAAACATCAGGTACTAATTATAGTACTATTGGTCTTAAATGTAGTAAATTTCAATTTAATACAGGCCTTGCTAGAGATCTAGAAAATATAATGAATACATAAACTATGATAAACATACCTAAATTCGAAGACTTCGTTAACGAAGATATGCTTTATGCAGAAAAAACTAACAAACCTCTATTTAATTCAATGGAGCCGATGTCTCCTGCTAACTTCTTAAAAGCTGTTAAAAATATAGATGAACCAGGTTCTAACTTCAATAAAGGAGTCGACGCTGTTAAATTTCTTAGCAAAAACCTTAAAGTTCCTCTAGACGTATATGTTTATCGTTCGGATTGGAACTACGGTGGTAATCTTGTAGTAGTTATTGCAGTGAAAGGTATGAGTAGAGCTACTTATGCAGATGGACCTTTTCAATATTCTTCTGCTGATAGTACTCGAACTCCTTCTTATCAATTCGGACATTATTTTGCCGGTATCAGACATCCTGACGGAGATATGTTAGAAACTGGAAGTGTAATCTATGGAACTTATAAAGCAATATCTAAGCATAATGAAGTTCTACAAGACATTGTAAGCATTTTTGATGCATACGAAAAGAAAAATGGTGAATATTTCAATCCTAAAACTGCAAAGAAAATAATTGCAGAAAGACTTAAGATTGAAAACGATTGGAAAAAAGTTAAATCTAAAATATCTCCTATATTCGACGAAATGTGGAATAATGCTAAAAAATTAGGAATTACCTGTAATGAGCCTAGATTAGAATTAAGACACAAAGAAGTTAGAATGAGAATAGATGAACCTAGACAATATCGTCATGAAAATGAATATGGTGGAGATACTACGTCATCAAAAGAATATCAAAAGTACTCGATGTTAAGTTCTAAGATATACGACTTAATGGAAAACTTTGCAAAAAAGTGGAATCTTAAAGTTAGTATCGCTGCTAATTGGAGTTACTAATCAAATATATAAATTATGAAAAACATACCTACATTTAGCGAATTCATTAACGAAGATTTAGCTACTAAGGAAATCAATCCTAAAAAATTCCCAAATCCAGGAAATCACAACGATCCAGGATTTTTTACTGCCGGTAAACGTGATGGTAGTGCAAATGACGACGTTGTAATTACTAAAGAAGTTGGTATTCCGGCTAAATCTCTTAAACCTTCTCAAGATGCAGTTTATTTAGGTAAAGCTTTAGGTTTAGCAATTGCTGGAGTTGAAGGCGGTAATTTAGATGCAGTAATATCTTCAGATAATAGAATATTAGATGGTCATCATAGATGGGCTGCTACAATATTCAATAATCCAAATGCAAAAGTTATTGGGGCTAAAGCGGATTTAAAAATTGGTGACTTAGTTCCAGTTTTAAGACAAGCTGGTGATGCATTAGGTAACGAACGAGGTGGAATTCCGACAGGTGGAGATGTTAATATCTTTAATGCAACAATGAAAGATGTTGAAGCTTGTATATATGATGGAGAAAACATGGACCCTAAATTCTTTAATAAAGAAAAGGCAATTGCTTGGTATGAAAAAAACAAAGCAACGGTTGCAACCGGTCTTAAAATGATACAAAAATTTGGACCTCCTGCTGGTGCACCACCGAGACAAGAAATGCCTAAGATTGAACCAGAACAAGTTAGTTCTGTTGCCAAAGCTCTTTCAGGTGGTAAAATCGATGTTAGAACTCCTTATAATGAAGGTGTTAATATTCCTACATTCGAAAAATTCGTAAGATAATAAAAATCACAATAGATGAAAAATATACCTTCGTTTGATAACTTTATTAATGAAAATTTGTCACCGGATTTAGCAATTAGAATAGAAATACAACCAATAACGAATGTTGTTGATGTTATTTTCTACACAATAATCGAGAAAAAATTCATATCTTCTGCCGAAGATAATGAGAATGCTAAGAAATTTGTAAAGTATTTTAATGCTTATATGGATGATAATTATGCTGAAGTTAAAAAATATGTAGCTGCAGCAAACAACAACAATAAGGTTACTATCAAAACCGGAGATAAAGCAATTAATGCTTATAAAGACTCTCTTCCTTGGAAGACTTGGATGGGAAAATCCGTAAAAGGTTTATTTAAAAATGAAGATGGAAGTAAATTCTTTCATACTTCGATATCTAATACTGACGATAGAGCAATTAAATCTATTGCTCAAGAATTTGCAATAAAAGAAGGCGATTGCCGAAAATAATTATGAAGAATATACCTACATTTGAGGATTTTGTATTTGAAGCTACACTAAATGGCAAACGAGTATGCATATTTCCTGGAAGATTTCAACCATTCCATAATGGACATATTGAAGCTCTAAGAAGAACTTCTCAGGCATTCGGATGTCCTGTTATTCCATTACAAATATTCTCGAAGAATGAAAAATCGCCGTTTGATGTTGCCTTATTAACCAAAATAGGTCATCGAGTTGCTGGTGAATTTGATTTTATTCAAGAATTTGCTATGTATCCTCTTGGTAATAAGACTGTTATACCTCAAATGGTAAAATTTATTCAAGAAAAGGGATTTAATACAATAGGAATAGGATGTGGTTCCGATCGACAAAAAGATTACGAAAGACAAGTTGCATATTTAACTTCAGAAAAGTCTGATGTACCTGTTGATGAATTTTCGGTTGCAATGGTTGACAGTAGAGTTGAAGGTGGTCCTTCAGGAACTAAAGTTAGAGAGGCCATTATTGCTGATAATGAAACCGAATTTAAAATTTTAACTCCTAAATCAGTTCATCCATTTTATAAAGAATTAAGAAAAAAACTAACATAAATCTCAAATGAAAAATTACATACCAAATTACGAAGATTTCATAAACGAAGACATCTTAAATGATCCGGATGCAAAGTTATGGGATACGAAATATCGCATCAATTACGACGATTTGCCAGCTAATATGGATTTAAGAACACCATATTTAGACAAATTACTTAAAGGAATTCCTTACCAACATTATGCGTTTCCTCAGGTATCTGATGATGGTAACTTAATCTTTAAAACTCAAAGAGATTTAGACAAAGCTAAGAAAATTCTTTCTGGATTAAAAGAATCTTCTATTACTGAAGGTAAAGATGATTACATGGCCAAATCCGGAAATACGGATATTAACTTAAAGAAAGGTTATAAACATTTAGTTGAATATGAATTAGACGATCTTTATACCGAATTAGGAGAATTATCTAAAAAATATAAAATCAAAGGAATTACTGCTACTTTTGAATCTACTCTTAATGAAGGTGATATGACTAAATTTTACGATGGATTTATTGTTCTAGATTCAAAATCGAAAAAGACATATAAGTTCAAGTACATTAAAGGAACTAGTAATGTTAATGTTGAAAATGCAGCTATTGATAAGTTAGTAAAATCGACCGGATTAACAAGAGCAAATTTCATGGTTCATGGATTTGTTAAAAAAGGTGAATGGAACAAGGATAATACTCAAGTACTAGAATCTACTCTTAATGAAGCTGCTGCTAAGCAATTCGATAAAGACGTAGAAACTTTGATTAAAAACATTAAAAGAGGTTATGGTTGGATTGAACCGGAATATGTAGTAGATTCATGGGATAACGTAAGCGATACAATTAGCTTTGATTTAGTTAAAGGTGAAGTTTTAAAAAGACTGTTTAACGCTGGATTGTTATACCATTCTTCTGATAATGGTAAAGATAAAGGCGCAAAAGTTACATTAAGTGAATTAGGTGCTTTAGCATTAATGAAAGAAGCAAATACTCCTGAAATACCTAAAGATAATGACCCAACTAAAATATATGTTTTATCAGGTAAAGTTGGCTATTTTAAAGTTAAAAATAATAAATGGGAACTAATTGGATTACGTAAGCCAGATGGTGTTACTGATAAAGATATTACCATTATTAAAGAATCTTCAATTAATGAAGGTAAAGCAACTGATCTAAAACCCGGGAAACAATACACATCAGACTACGGTATAGTTACATTCATCAAATTAAATTCAGATCGTAAAACTATGGAATTGCATTCAAAAGAAACCGGTAAAATTAAAACTGATGTTTCGAATGCATATAATATGAAATTAGTTGAATCTTCAGTTAATGAAGCTCAATTTTTCAAAGCAACTAAAGATTTTGAAGAGTTCTTAGAAGAAATCGACGGTATGCCAGAATCTAGAATCAAAAGAATCATGGGTAGCAAATACATCGATACTCCAGGAGGTTTTAGAGATGAAGCCGATGATTACGACAATGACATCATAGAGTACATGATTGCTAATATGGGTCGTAAAGAATTTGAAAAACTTCAAGATTATTGGGAAACCAATATCAAAGAATCTTCTACTTTTATTGCTGAATCTTCTATGGGTGATGTTCATATTATGGCTGAAGAGGCTGCTACTTTTGATGAATTTAAAGCGGAATTTGTTAAAGAATATAGTATTGGCAAGAAAGACAATAACAAAGAATTGCACAATTGGTTGCAAGGAATTTGGAAAGAAAATCACAAAAAATAATTTCAAATAAATTTTTTTCTTTCGAGAATTTTTTTTATATTTGTATAGCAAATTAACCTATGAAGAACTTACCTACATTTGAAGAATTTATCGGTGAATCTGCTGAGTCTTTAATGGACAACATTCAAGCTAAGATTAAGGAAATTAAAAAGCAACTAAAGGGTTTACCTGAAGAAAACCGAGAAAAACAAGAAGAAATCCTTCGAGAAAGATTAAGACTTCTTCATGAAAAGAAAGGTAAAATCAATAAGCCGATGAATGAAGCCAGAGATAAATCTTATGAAATTGATTGTGATACACCTACTGTTGCAGTAGAAGTTCTCAAAGTACTAAAAAACCATTTTTTGATTGATGCTCATCATGAAAACTACACAAAATTAGTTACCTTTAATTCAAATGAATCTCAATCAGCAATACAAACGGCTTTAGGTGGCCTAATGGATGATTGTACAATGACTATGGAATAGATTAATGGAATCGGTTAATAACGAAGAACAAATTGTAACTATTTTATCAAAACTGAACGTTATTGATTACATAGAACATAACGATGCCATGTATTATAAGATAGAAATTATACGAGGTCAATCAAGCGTATTTAGTTTGCGTAAAAAATTAGAAGCAATTAAAGCTATAAAAGATGCTAAAATCGAATTATATGAATTAGAAGTATATAATCAAATAATACATCTGTATCAAACATGTGATTTAATAAATCTCCAACAATAAAAAATAATAAACTATGAAAAACATACCAACATTCGAAAACTTCTTAAATGAAGCTAAATCTTTTAAAATAACAGATTTTCCAGTAGATGCAATAGTGCATTTTAAAGACGGAGAAGCTTGGAAAGTGATTAAACCTTCTGGAATGAGTGGACTTTTCAGCAGAAGAAGATCTGCCGATGAAATTACAATTAAGCCGGACAACGATTTGGCTAAAAAGAAAAACGTTAGTTTAGCTATCGATGTAGATTTGAATTATCTAAATGTTAATGTTACTAAGGTAGAAAAATAATGAAAGATAGAATGAAAAAATTACCTACTTATGAGGAATTTATTACTGAAGCATACTCGCATGTTCGACCTGGAAACATCATCGAATACATAGTTCCTGGAACTCATATAAATCATACAGGAAAAGTTGCTGAAGTTAAAGGTGATTATTTAATTGTAGTAGACGATAAAACTGGCAAAAAATTAAAAGTGCCGATAAGAGGAATTGGTCCAGCTTACGAATGTGAGGAAGAAGAATAATATGAGAAATATGCTAAAATTTAAAGACTTTGTTTCTACCTTCTTAAATGAAAGTGGAAATGCAATAGAGGATTCTCGTCCTTTAACACAACCAGAAGTAATTGATACTTATGATTGGGTTGAAAAGAATTTATTTCCTCTAATTGGTTTAGGAGGTAAAGGAGTTGATGCATCACCTATTGGTTCATATGGCAAGAAAGCTGATGAAATTACTAGTGGTGATATCGATATTGCCGTTTCAGTAGATAAAATTGCTGGAGTTAATGGAATATCTATGGAAGATGCACTTCAATTTTTAGAAGACACATTCAAATCAAAAGGATATTCAACTAGAACCGCGAAAGGATTTGAACAGATATCTATTGGAGTTCCTGTAGCAGGTAAGAAAAACAATGGAACTGCTCAAGTAGATTTTATGCTTTCTACTAATTTAGATTGGTCACGTTTCATGTACTACTCTCCAAACTTTAAAATTGCAGAATCAAAATACAAAGGAATGTACAGAAATGTACTCTTAATGTCGATAGTTTCTGAATGTATGAAAGAAACTACAAAGAAAACTGAAACCGGAGAAACCGAACAATACAAACAATATGTTATTCGTTTAGAGAAAGGAATCTATCAAGTAGAAAAAACTTTTATGGGTAAAAAGGGTGCATTAGTTAAAACTGCTTCTCTTTTACATGACCAAGACAAATTCATTACCAGCACACCAGAAGAAGTTGTTAAATTTGCTTTCGGTGAAGGTGTTAAACCTGCTGAAGTTATGACTTTTGAAAATGCATTCGCATTAACAACATCACCTAAATTCATACACAAAGATCGTTTAGATGCTATTCTAAATAGATTCAAAATTTATATATTATCAGCTAAAATGCCAGTACCAACTGAAGTAGAACAATTATTCCCAACACTATTTAATTAATATGAGAATGCTAAAATATAAAGAGTTTACCGAATGGATTAATGAAGCAGCTCAAACTTCTGAAGATTTTAATGACATACTTGATTTCGTAAAGAAAATAAGTACAAAAATAAAAACTGAAGGTAAAGTAGTTCAAAAAATCTATATTTATTTGAAGGATCGAGCTTCTGGTTCTAAATCTATTATAGCTGAATTAGAAAAATTAGGATTTAATCCAGAAGAAATAACTTCTTCGGCTTCTACTTTTCCTCAAACTCAATTTTATATAGAAGGAAAACGAATCTTATTTATATACAAACCAATCGGTGGTCAAGCTGGAACTACGTTAAATTCTACTATCACTGAATTAGTTCCTTGTGTTTTATTTTCTTATAATTATCAAGGAACTAACGATCCAAATGAAATGTTAGAGTTTGTTCTATCTATCGACGATTTAAGTAAGTGTGTATTAGGTGGAGACGATAAGGCTGCTAGAAAAAACATAGAATCTTTTGAAACTTCTCCTTTATTTGAAGATAAAATGCAAAACGCATATGCAATTTTCGATTGGTTGAAACAAGAAAGCATAAAAACGAGAATAGACCAGGTTATTTGGTCTTATCGAGCTAAACCTGCTGGAGTTCCTAAGAATTCTAGAGCAGATTTAGTAGTTTTTGGTGAATTTAGTT